TGGAGATCAATATACAAATACAAGTAACGGTAGAGAAATGAGTTCTTTTATTGTACCTGATAACACTGTTTATAGAATAAATGGAAATACAGGAAGCACAACTCCTGTATTGCAAAAATGGATAGAGTTAAGATAGGAGAAAAAAATGCCAAGATTTAAGATGGTAAACGGAGAAAGGATTCAGTTTACGGCAGAAGAAGAAACCGCAAGGGATGCTGAAGAGAAAGCATGGGCTGACGGTGCACCTGCACGTAGAATGGAAGCTTTAAGACGACAACGCAATGAACTCTTAGTTGAAACAGATTGGTATGGAATGTCTGATGTAGCTATGGATTCAGATATGACAGTTTATAGACAAGCACTTAGAGATATCACAAAACAAACACCAAGTGACGATATGTTAAGTAATATTACATGGCCAAAGAAACCGGAGTAAAAAGTGGTAAGCACACTTAAAGTAAACAAGATTCAGATACCTAACAGTGATAGTGATATAATATCGCTTGATGCTACAACTGGTAACATTGCATTCAATAAACCTGTTACTGGCACTGCTATGGTCAAGTTATTAGAGGCTGATATATCAAACGTTGCACAATACGATATAGACTCAACTTATATTAATTCTACTTATGATACATACAAAGTTATTGGTAGACTTGTGTTATCTTCGGATAATCAAAATTTATTTTTAAGATTTTTCTCAGGTGGTTCTATTTTAGATGGAAGTGTTTATGCAAGAGAAGCAGAATCAACTGGAAGTTCAACACACGATGGTTCAAATTCCACTTCGATCCTTGCAATACCTAATGGTTTTAATGTTGGTAATAACGGTGGAGAAGGTACAACATTTGAGTTTCTTATACAAAATGTAAACAATACAACGCAACCTGCTTGTGTTAATGGACAAAGTGCAAATTTTGAATCTAGTGTTGGAAATCATTTTGGTGCAGTTTACTCCGGAACTTTATTAAAAGCACAAGCAAGCACAGTTGTTAATGGATTGAGATTTGTATCTTCCAGTGGCAATCTATCTACCGGTAATATCAAACTATATGGGATAAACTAATGACAATTAAAACACCTGAATTTCAGGGAACACATTTATGGAACAGACTACACTGGGCAAAAGATAATTTAGATGGAGTTCAAACCGATTATAGAGTAGTATGGGAAGATCCGGAAGAACCAGATGCACCTGCTAAAGTTACAGTACCTGATCCAAACTGGATGGCATGTGCTTTACAAGGTGGCATACTTCCACCAGTTGAAGTTTATTGGGCTTTGGCAGAAGATGAAGCAAAACCAGATTTTAAGAAACATACTCGAGGTTATCTGCTACATAATACAAAACCAGTCGATAAGATGACTGAAGAACAAGCAATTGAATATTTAATTATGAAAGACATACCACAAAGAGTGTGGAGAGATTATGAAAAATCTAATCGTAGAAGATTAATGATTTGTAAAAAACAAAATCTACCAAGTCATAGAACGTGGCGTAATGCTTGGAAGATTAACCAAGAAGTAGCATAAGGAGAAAAGAATGACTACAATGATTCAAGATAAAAATGGAGTAATTGCTGCCGTTCCTTCTGATAAACCTTCTGATAGATATTTCAGAAATGCATGGGTTTTTGATAGCTCACAATCTGCTATCACAGAAGACTTAATAGCAGCAAAAGAAATATTTAAAGATAAAGTAAGAGAAGTAAGAGGACCTTTACTTGAAGCGGAAGATGTTGTTTGGATGAAAGCAGCTGAAGCAAATGATAGTGATGGAAAGGTTGCAAGTGTAGCTAAGAAGAAAAAACTTAGAGATGCACCAGCATCTTCTGTAATTACAAATGCAAATAATATAACAGCCTTAAAAGCAGCATGGGACGTTGATGTTTTAGGACCGAATCCTTATAAATAGAATAAAATAAAGGATTAAAAATGGCAACTCCTAATTCAAGAGCAACTCTGATCGACTATTGTAAAAGAAGACTCGGTGATCCAGTAATTGAAATCAATGTTGATGAAGATCAATTAGAGGATAGAGTAGATGAAGCGTTACAATATTATCAAGAGTTTCATTCTGATGCTACTGTTAGAACATACTTGAAGCATTTGATAACCGCCACAGATGTGTCAAATGAATATATTCCAATATCTTCTGATATTATATTCATTTCAAAAATGTTTCCTTTAACTAGTTCATTTAATACTAGTAGAAACTTTTTTGACATCAAATATCAAATGATGTTAAATGATATCGCAGACTTAATGAATTTTGCTGGTGATTTAGCTTACTATGAACAAATGCAACAATATTTGTCATTACTGGATATGAAGTTAAATGGCCATCCGCAAGTTCAATTTGCAAGAAGACAAAATAGATTATATATATTTGGTGACTTTGCAGATAATGATATAAAAGCTGGTGATTACATAGTTGCAGAAGTCTACACAACTGTAGATCCAAATACACACACATCAGTTTTTAATGATATGTTTGTAAAAGAATATACAACTGCTTTAATAAAACAGCAATGGGGTACTAACTTAATTAAGTTTGATGGAATGCAGTTGCCAGGAGGAGTCGTTTTAAATGGAAGACAAATATATGATGATGCTACAGGTGAGATTGAAAGATTAAGAGAGAACTTAAGATTAGAGCAAGAACTTCCACCAGACTTTTTTGTAGGATGACATGGCAACTAATTTATATTTTAGTCAGAAGGTAAAGTCAGAACAAAACCTATACGAAGATATTGTAATTGAATCATTGAAAATGTATGGGCAAGACGTGTACTATTTACCTCGTGATCTTGTAAATGAAGATAGAGTACTTGGCGATGATCCAGAGTCAAGTTTTAATTCATCACATGTTATTGAAATGTATATCGAAAACACTGAAGGTTTCGAAGGTGAAGGTGATCTATTCACAAGATTTGGTGTAGAGATAAGAGATGAAGCAACCTTTGTTGTTGCAAGAAAAAGATGGGAACAAACCGTACAAAGATATGATAATGAAATAACAAGTACAAGACCATCTGAAGGCGATTTAATCTATCTACCACTTTCAAAATCATTATTTCAAATTACTCATGTAGAACATGAGATGCCATTCTATCAATTAAGTAATTTACCAGTTTACAAATTAAGATGTCAGTTATTCGAATATACTGGAGAAGATTTAGACACAGGCGTAGATACAATTGATGATATTGAAAGAAGATATGCTTACAAATATGTGCTTACGTTAACAAATATACGTGACAGCGCAGAAGCGAGTGTAACAATAAATAGCGGTCAAATAGCAAGTGTTTCAATTGTTGATAGTGGTAGTAATTACTTTACAGCACCAACTGTATTGATTTCAGATTCTAACGGCGTAGGTGCTTCAATAATTGCTACTGTGGATAGTAACAGCGGTGAAGTTGACAGCCTTACTATCACAAACCCTGGTACTGGTTATACGAATCCAACAATTACATTTACTTCTCCATCACCATCAACATTTGAAATGGGTGAAACAATTACTAGTCCTAGCGGTGATACTATAATGAGAGCAGAAGTTGCGAAATATTCAGATTCTGATGACAAGATACATTTGATACACGCTGGTGCAGATGATGGAAAATACCATGCATTTACTGTTGGTAAGAAAGTTGTAGGTTTAAAGACTGGTGCAGGTGGAATAATTAATTTAGTTGTTGAAGATAATCAACTTTCACAAAATGAACAAAACACTGATTTTACTGCAGCAACTGATTTTATTGATTTTTCTGAAACAAATCCATTTGGCGATACGAGTAATAACTAATGTTTGGCGGTCACTTTTATCACGAAAAAACAAAGAAAGCAGTTGCACTGTTTGGTAGACTGTTTAATAATATATATGTGATTCGAAAAAATTCGAGTGGTGCAGTCATAAGTCAAGTTAAAGTTCCATTATCTTATGCACCTAAACAAAAATTTTTAGAAAGAGTAAGAGAAAATCCAGATTTAAATGATGACACAAAGGTTGCAATTAAATTACCGAGAATGTCATTTGAAATAACATCGATTGCTTATGATGCTACCAGACAACTCGCTAAAACAACAACATTTAATACCACATCATCAAATGCAGATGTTAATAAAAGACAAAAGTTTTTTACACCAGTTCCATACTCAATAAACTTTCAATTAAATGCATATGCCAAATCTCAAGATGATGCGTTACAAATAGTTGAACAAATTTTACCAACGTTTAATCCACAGTATTCAATTACTATTAAACCTTTTGCAACTGAGTATCCGACATTGCTTGAAGATATACCAGTAATAATACAAGGTGTAGCTTTTTCTGATGACTTTGAAGGAGCAATGGAACAAAGACGTACAATAATTTACAGCATGGACTTTGAAATGAAGTTAAGTTATCATGGTCCGATTGCTGATACTTCTGTCATACGTAGTAGTGTGGCAAAAGTATTTGATATTAATTCAGGATTGAAAGACTCAGATATAGGTCTTCAAACAATAACAGTAACTCCAAATCCGACAAGTGTAATTGGTTTAGCCGATAGCGATTTTGGTTTTACAACAACAATAGTGGATAGCGCATAATGTATGAATATAGATGTAAAGTAGTTAAAATAATTGATGGTGATACCGTAGATGTAGATATTGATCTTGGTTTTGGCGTTTGGTTACATAAAGAGAGAGTTAGGTTATACGGTATTGATACTCCAGAATCAAGAACTCGCGACTTAGAAGAAAAAAAATATGGATTAGCTGCAAAACACTTTTTAACTGGAATGTTAGATGATGATCAAATAATATTAAAAACTCATAAAGACAAAACAGGTAAGTTTGGCAGAATACTTGGTGAATTATGGAGAACAAGTAATTACACTGATAAGTCTATAAATACATATATGATAGAAAAACATCATGCAGTTGCATATCACGGACAATCAAAAGAAGATATCAATAAAGAACATATAAAAAATCGAGAGTTTGTTACTTTAAATGAATGACAAAAATGAAATGGAAAAATTTTTTCCACCTGAAGAAAAGAATGTTGATAATGATTACAAATATTCTCGTGATACGTATTATGAACTTGTTGAAAAAGGTAAACAAAGTTTAGAATTGATGATTGAAGTTGCTCGAGAAAGTGAGCATCCTCGTGCATTTGAAGTATTATCAGGTATGATTAAAAATATTTCAGATGTTAATGATAGATTAATGGATTTAAATAAAAAGAAAAAAGACTTAGATAGAAAAGAAGAGATAAAAAATATTGCAAAAACGACAAACAACCTCTTCGTTGGTTCAACTGCTGAATTACAAAAAATACTTAAGAATGAAACGGACCTAGTCAATGTCACTCCAAAATCAAAATGATAACTATCTAGGTAATCCAAATATAAAGAAAGACGGTATCGTTCAAAACTGGACGGAAACCGAAGTTACTGAATACGCAAAGTGTATGAAAAGTTCTATATACTTTGTGGAAAAGTATGCAAAAATAATTTCTCTTGATAAGGGTTTAGTACCATTTAAACTATATCCATATCAAAAGAAAATGTTTAATAAATTTGAAAAAAATAGATTTAATGTAGTGTTAGCGTGTAGACAATCAGGTAAATCTGTTTCTGCATGTGGTTATTTACTTTGGTTTGCTTTGTTTCAACCAGAAAAATCAATTGCAATACTAGCAAACAAAGGTGCAACTGCAAGAGAAATGTTAGCAAGAATAACTTTAATGCTTGAAAACATTCCATTTTTCTTACAACCCGGCGTAAAAGCTTTAAATAAATCTAATATCGATTTTAGTAATAACAGTAGAATTATTGCTGCAGCAACATCAGGACAATCAATTAGAGGTTTATCAATTAATTTATTATACTTAGATGAGTTTGCATTTGTTGAAAGAGCTGCAGAATTTTATACATCAACTTATCCTGTAATATCATCAGGTACAGATACAAAAATTATTGTGACATCAACTGCAAATGGTATAGGTAATACGTTTCATAAAATATGGGAAGGTTCAGTACAAGGTGTTAATGAATATAGTAACTTCAGAGTTGACTGGCATGATGTACCAGGGAGAAATGAAGAATGGAAACAAGAAACAATTAATAATACTTCACAAGTACAATTTGATCAAGAATTTGGAAACACATTTTTTGGTACAGGTGATACTTTAGTTAACGCACAAACTCTTTTAGATTTAAGAGCATTACATCCGATTAAGAATATGGAAGGTGGTGATATGCTAATATATAAAGAACCTGTAAAAGGTAATGAATATATTTTAGTTGCAGATGTCAGTAAGGGAAGAGGACAGGACTATTCATCTTTTTCATTAATCGATATTAGCACTCGCCCGTTTGAACAGGTTGCTGTTTACCGCAACAACACTATCTCTCCACTACTCTTCCCTAATATTATATATAAGTATGCAGTAGTCTACAATAAAGCTTATTGCATAGTTGAATCGAATGATCAGGGTTCAGTTGTATGTAATGGATTATATTATGATTTAGAATATGAAAACATGCATGTTGAATCTGCAGTTAAAGCAAATGCTGTAGGTATTGAAATAAATCGTAGATCAAAAAGATTAGGTTGTAGTGCACTAAAAGATTTACTTGAAAATAATAAGCTTAATGTTGTTGATGAACAAACAATTTTAGAAATATCTACATTTGAAGCAAAGGGACAAACATTTCAAGCATCTACAGGAAATAATGATGATTTAGTTATGAACTTAGTGTTATTTGGATTTTTTGTTTCATCGGCTTACTTTTCAGATTTAACTGACATCAATATAAAAGATGTTATATTTAATCAAAAAATGAAAGAAATACAAGAAGATATCGTTCCATTTGGTTTTATTGATGACGGCAGTGAACACATGAAAACTATTGAAACTAAAGAAGACCAATGGCAAATTGAATATGATAGAGATTTGTAATATTATAAATAACAATAATTGAACAATCGTATTATGAAACTCGTAATTAAAAATAAGGAATAAAAAAATGGCACTATTTTCACCATCGGAATCACCCGCGGTTGTTGTCAAAGAGATAGACCTGACTGGAGGAGTGCCTAACGTCCAGTCAACTACAGGAGCAATCGTAGGTAACTATAGATGGGGTCCAGCTGAAAAAAGAACTTTTATCGCCAATGAAACAGAATTGGTTGAAAGGTTTGGTTCACCTGACTCCGACAATACAATAGATTTTCACTCGGCATCGTTCTTTTTACGATACTCGAGTTCACTTCAGCTCGTAAGAGCTGTAACT